CAAGGACAAAGATTAGTCCATGATTCTTACCATCAGGAATTACAGAGACTTTCTTGAATAGATCTTCGTTGTACTTGTAAGTGTGTAGTTTAGAAGTATCAAGAATACCAGTGCGAGCAGTGGTGGCACGGGCATAGGAATCTGCTGCCTTGCGACATTCAAACTCTTTTACCAGATAGTTTACTTCTTTCTGTGCATTACGTTTGAACTTGATAAACTCTTCATCAGTTTTGTCAAAAAGACTTTCATGAACACTAGTCTTTTGATAATTGAACCATTCATCAATCTCTTTGTGAATATCATCGTTCTTAGCAATAATATACTTCAAATTAACCTTAGGAATCTCCACATATACATTTTCCCACGTATCCTCATTCACAAGATCCTGCAGATTTGATTCCAAAGCATCAGCAGTCTGAACTTCTGGTTCATCAGTCAGAGGGGCAGTAGCAGATTGATCTGCTTCTGGCATGGGAGTTTGTTCCTGAGAGTCACCAGAACCCTCTCCAGAGGTGTCCTGTTGCTCCTGCAATTCACTAGCAGGTTGATCAGACTCACCACCCATATTAGGTGGTATTTCAGTATCATCAACCTTTTCCTCTTTCTCTTTCTTACAGAACAAGTAGAGCTCTTCTGCAACCTTCAGCACATCGTCGAAGGTCTCTACATCTGCAATCTTCTGAATCAATACTTTCTCTTCAGAGTCAAAAGTGATGTCTACAAAATTACCGACCTTAAAGTATAGATTTGCACGGTCAGCAAGGTTAAAAGTAGAAACAGACTCATCAGAAATAGAAAAGAAGTCCTCGTCATTTAGTTCTTGGTAACCTTTGAAAAACGTCTTTGCAAGTCCCATGTACTTGCGTTTCATAAGTTTCTCAATACGGGCATCTTCCACAACGTTTACGAACTGAGGGGGAACAGCAACCTTCTCTAACCAGTTCTCATCAGGGGTGAAGAGAGCGTGTCCAACCTCATGACCAACCAGCAAGTCGTAGACGATATTGCTTGCTTTCTCCCACATAGGAAGGGTCAAAACACGGGTGTGGACGTTGAAGCAAGCAGTCTGCACTTGCTTGTGCTCCACGATCAAGTCCTCAGTGGCAAGCAGTTTAGCAAGTTGAGATTTGATTTCGTGTTTGACTGCCATGGTGGTTTCTCTTGTATGCACCTATAATACTAAACCCCCACCTTTCGGTGAGGGCCCTTAGTGACAGTTCCTATAGTGTCTACGGTGTGCTATGAAAGAATACTCCTACAGATTCGTTTACAAGTCGCCTGATCGTCATCGCACTCAATAAGGCAATCGTAATAATCGTTTAGCTGATCAGATTCATTCATCGTTCGATCTAACGTATGAGTCAAACGTTCAACACTTTGTTTCCAACCCGCTAATTGATTATATGAAAGTATGTTGTGCATGATGTCTCCTATTATACAGTCGGGACAATAACAAAGAAAAACTTTGGTTACATAAGTGTCTCCTTATTCATTCTACACTATCTAGTCAGGAAACCATAACATTTCTAGTTTTTAATGAAGTTCGGTAATATTTTATAATATTTAAAAATTCCTATACAGAACTTCATAGTCTTTTTTATAACAACTGCGTACATTTACCTCCAGTGCCGGACTATTCTTTAGCTTATTGCTCTCATCTCCAGACTTAGGGTAATCAATATTATCCTGAAACTTCAGGTTAACTCCAATAATCTCACTCAACCAAGATACAAACTCATCACCTATCTTATTTTCAAACTTCCAAATGTGAGTCTTGTCAGTCAGAAAATCAATCTGAGGTCTGTACCAATTCCATGCTCCCTCAAAGGGAAGATTCTGAATCATTGATGCGAACATCATGGGATCTTCCATAACTGACTGAATATCATCACCATACGTTCTCTTCAGATAAACCGAACCAGAAATGAATCTAGTGATGGGACTTCTAACAATGGAAAAATGTGGGATGTTCTCTACATCCAAATACTCTTGATAGTGCTGACGATGATAATGTGCAATCTCTACACCATTAACTACAGACATGACACCAAGACCAGTATCCATGTGATTCTCTCCCCACTCAAATCTATTTGCCAAGAGATTTGCCTCTACAAATCTTCCTGCCGTTCTAGGTATATGAGCAAAGAATACTTTCTTACCAGTGTCTTTATGAATGAATGTAGGCATCAGGAAACCATTCTACTGAATCCTTTTACCTTCTCAAATTTAATCACTTGGTCAAACTTATCGTGCAGTGATTCCTTATGAGAGATGACAAAGATATTTGCATCCTTGATAATGAATCGAATAATCTTCAGGAAGTCTTCTGTACCAAGACCATCCAGAGAACTATCAAACACCTCATCCATAATGAGTAGATTCGTATTGACAGAGTTCTTCATCCTTGCTACCTCTCTCCAGGTAAACAAGAGTGCCAGGTCAATTCTCATTTTCTCTCCCTCGCTGAAAGAAGAATAAGAAAAGTTTTCGTGGATTGGGGACTGGACGGTTTCGTTAAATTCCTCATCAAGGGAGAAGTTAATGTAAAAGTCCATAAGTTGTAGATACTTATTGACTTGCTGATTTATCAGCGGTAGATACTTCTTAATGATTTTGGTCTTGACTCCACCGTCTTTAAGTAGACTATACGAAAAATCGTAATAGTTAATTGTGTCCTTACGTTGAGCGAGTTCGTCGTATGTAGTTTGTAAGTTGTCCTTGAAGGTTGCTAGCTTCTCATCTTCAGTACTTCTGTTTGCAAGTTGGTCGGTAACTCTTTGAATTTCCGATTCCAGATCTCTGACTTGTCGTTGACATCCAGCGATCTTAATATTGTTTTGAGAAATGCCATGCGTTAGTGTTGTAATCTCCTTCGATAGGATAGTGAATTGACGCTCTCGCTCTTCTTCCTTTTTAATTGCCTCCTCCAGTTCTTTATAACCAGATTGCAACTCTTTAGCTTTAGTTTGAGCATCGTTAATTCTATTTATTCTAAAAGTCTCCTCAATCTCCTGATCACAGGTAGGACAAACCGTATTCTGTGTAAAAAATTTATGTTCCTTAGTGATGCTTGATACTTTCTGAGAAATTTTACCTTTCAGATTGCCAAGGGTGCGAAGTTTTTCTGTAGATCCTACTACATCTTCAATCTCTTTATTCAACTTAAATACATCTTCTTCGATGATAGAATTATTATTCATCAAATTATTCTCTTCAATAAGGAGTTCTGAAATTCTTACTTCCTTACTTTTAATATTTTCCTTACTACGATTCTCCAACTCTTCAATAAAATTTTCCTGCATCTGAACTTTTTCGGTCAGAGATTCTTTCTTAAGATCAAGAACCTTAACTTCATCTTTAAGATTGCGAATCTTATCTTTGATTAAATTATTCATTGAAGAGAAGATACGAATATCAAGAAGGTCTTCAATCACATCTCTACGATTTGCAGCAGTCAACTGCATAAAAGGCACAAACGTACTGCTACCCAAGATAACAATCTGAGTGAAAGATTTATAGTTCATCTTCAGAACATTCTGCTCTAACCACTTCTGTTGGTCTAGTGCAGCTGCAGATTGATCAAGAGGGGTATTATCCCGATAGATTTCAAATAAATTTGGTTTGATACCACGAATAACTTTCCAGTTTACATTACCAATAGAAAACTCAACTTCTACTTTACAGTCCTTTTCATTGACGGAGTTGACAAGTTGAGGTTTATTAATTTTACGAAAAGGTTTTCCAAACAAAGAAAAACAGAGAGCATCCAATATTGTACTCTTACCTGCACCGTTAGTGCCGATAACAACATTGGTGGTCTTCTCTGTAAAACAAATTTCAGTAAATTGATTACCAGTGCTTAAAAAGTTCTTCCAACGAACCTTTTCAAATAAAATCATGTGTCTCTTTAGGAGGAATTACAAGGTCGTTCTTGCTAATGATAGCATACTTATAGTCTTGCATCTCGCAAGTTTTAATCATTATCTTATCTTCAATCTCAATGACATGCATGGTTGGACTTCCTTCATCCTCCAACATCATAGCATATCTCATGGCATCGTCTTCACCCTCAAATAGATAAAGTATCTGTTCTCCTTCGTCATCTACTACTGAATATGCCCCTTCAGTTTCTTTTCCATATATCGTTAGAATAAACATTATACAAGTTCACATGCTTCCTGATAAGTTTGTTTCATAATATTTTGAATCACAGTTTTATCAAGATTGATCTCTGACTCCTGAATGTATCTATCCAAGATAGACAGAGTGTCTTCAGATTCAAAGACTTCAAACTCTTCAGATTCTTCAATAACAAAACTCTCAATTACCTTTAGATCTGCAACACCAGCAGAATAAAGTTTATCAACAAACTTTTCAAAGTTTTTTGTATCCGTTTTCTTACGAACAATAACCTTTACAATTTTATTCTCATACTCACTCGCATCAAAGAGTTGATGTGGAGTGTCTTCATAGTAGATATTATAGAAGAGACGATAAGGATTATCTACGTGAAAATGTTCAAGAGTTTCTGTATCAAAGATGGTGAATCCTCTCCGATCACCGACATCGTTCCAGAACATCTCGTATGGATTTCCCAAGTAGTAGATCCGTCCATCATCCGATCGAGTGTGGTAGTGACCGCTGAAGACATGGGTGAACTTCTCAAATAACTCGCTTGCATAACCATGCTCCATGACGCAGCCTCGATGAGCTCTAAATCCGTTGAGTTCAAGGTGCCCCATCGCGCAGTGGCAATCTGACGTTTGAATAAATTTAAAAGTGCGTTCCTCATTTTCTTTGTTAATCCATGGAATAAACAATACTTTAAGCCATTCATCTATACTAACTTCCGTTGCTTCAGAATAGACTGTCACGTTATCGTATTCACGAAGCAGCAAATCAACAGCATTTACATCATTAGTATTCTTGTAGTATGCTGTATGATTTCCCACAATCGTGTGAACGTGAATTCCCATACCCTTAAGACGGTCATAGTAATTGTCCTTTGCCCATGCTAGGGCAGAAAAGTCAATACCTTTACGACTATCAAAAGTATCCCCCATATCAATAAGGGTAGTGATACCATGCTCTTCTAGGTATGGAAAGAAGATGTCATTGTAGAACTTCAGAAAATAGTCATGAAACAACTTGGAGTTCTTGCGGGCACCGAAGTGTTGGTCGGTGATGATTGCTACTTTCATTAATTATAACGAAGTTTAGAATGAACAGCATCTTTGATGCTATTGTAATCCGAATAGTTCGATCCGTCAAGGGTGTTGTTGTCATCAAACACCTCACTGTAACCAGATCGTTCGATAATCTTGTTCTTGATTTCTAGTTGACGCTTTTCCCTTTGGATCCTGCGGAGAAACGCATAATGAATGATCTGCGTAAAGTAAGCAAAAGGATTTTGGGATTTCTCAGGATTAAAATTATGAATGTACTGAACGCAATTTTCGATTCCATCAGAGATCATATCCTCCTTAAACATGTAGTTTACAAAGTTCGGTTTGAAGGACAAGTGATTTGCGATCTTCAAGAAACACTCCCCAATGTAGCGTGGAATGGGAGGTTTGGGAAGACCTTTTGCTACTGCAATCTCTTTGTCTTCACGATACTTGATAAGTGCTGCCAGAAATTCTTTATTATTGACGTAATGTTCCGACCTTTTTCTCTTTGCCATGGGTCTTATCATAAACTTATATCATAATATCTATCAATTATATCATTTCCACAAACACTTGACAAGTATCAAAAACACGATAGAATACCTTTGTGGAGGTTGATAAGAAAAGCTTAATTACTTACTTTTATAGAGTTTCTCTAGTATTTCTTTTACATCATTAACATTACCAATCCTACCCATTCTACGATTAATTTTAGATTCGTTGGGAGTGGTATCTTGAGAGGACCTTACATAGTCCTGATACATCATGATCATTTCAATATCGTTCGATTCGGACATTGTAAGTACATCACTCATGTTAATTACAAACATGTCCTCTGTAGTTGTCTTCAGCCAAGGTTCTATTTTGTAACCTGCAACACCATGTTTCGTTCTAATCTCATCAACAATGATTGGATTAGATACTAGGAGCATTGTTCTGTCATCTTCTTCTGAAGCAGCAACTCTAGCAAAGAGTTCCTCTCCTGTTTTTAACTTTAATGTACAGTAAAAATCGTCTTCTATCATGTTTTTAATTGAATAGTGATTATCTCATAGTTAAAATTTTCTTCATTATAAATTTTAATTCTTTCTATGAAATGATTAAGAGTGTAATTTTTTCTTGATTTAGTTGAACAATCATCAGATATATCGTAAAGAGTTGCTTTTACTTTGTCTTTTCCTTTTCTAAGAACTCGTCCAATACTCTGAAGATTGCGGATTCTGGACTTACTTGGAGAGGCAAAGATAACATTATGGAGTTTTTTAATATTGATACCTGTACTAAAAGTTCCATAAGAGGCGACGATAATAGCGTTGTTTTCTCGTTCTGTAATTTCTCTTACTTGTTCTCTCTCCTCAGCATCTACTCCGCCATGTACAAAAAATACCTTACGGTCATCTCGCTTGTTATTATTTATCTCATCGTAGAGAACCTGGCCATGTGCTTCGACTCTTGCAAAAAGAATAAGTGTATTTCCTTTAAGATCTAATGCAAGATTTTTAATGAAACGGTTTCTCTGTTCATGAGAGATAAGATATTCAATCTCATCATTGTAAGTTTCAAAAGTTTGTGGTTTGTGCTTGAGAACTAAACATTGTATATCTAATTGAGATAGATGTCCTTGTCTCATCAACTCATCAGTTCTAGTAACTTTGTATGATGGTCCAAAGAGACCTTCTAGAACCCATTTGTGAGTTTGTGTACCATCTAAAGTTCCAGTGAACCCAAATCTATATTTTGCATGATGAAGTTTAGTCATAATCTGAATTAAAGATTTAGACTTGAATAAATGTGCTTCATCGCCTATAATACAACCATAGTCTTCAAAGAAAGATCGTTCTAGTTTATATACTGACTGCCAAGTTGTAATTGTCACTGGAGCATCATTACTCTTTTCCCTTCCAGAATAGATTTTATGACAATATGAGTCAGCATCCCAACCATAATCAAGAAAATCCTTGTACATCTGCTCTACAAGAGATGTCGTCGGAACAACTAAAAGAATTTTTTCTCCTCGGTCTACATAATATCTTACGAGAGAATAGATCATCAATGATTTGCCAGAAGCAGTGGGGCTTATCAATAGCTTTCTATTGTGCTTTAGAGCGCCGTATACTCCCTCAATTTGATATTTCCTGGGAGTGTGAACACAAATAGAATTCATATAATCCTTTACACCTTCTTCTGAGATGTGCTCATTCTCCTCATAAGGAGTACCATAGAACTTATTATCCTCAAACTTATAACTATATCCGTATTGCTCGCAGAAATTTACGATTTTATCTAACAGACCGACATAGATTTGCTTGGAACGCATATCAAAGAGATGAATCTCTCCATTCCAGTTTCTACCACGGTACTGTGGCATAAATTTCGCATTAGGAACCTCAAACTTAAAGTGATCTCTAAGTTCATATTCTATATGAGGTTCAGTATTAATTTTTAGAAATACTTCGTTTGATTTTGATATAACAAGATTGGCAGTTGTATCAATCACGTAGATCCATTCATCTACGAATATTTATTACATATTGCTAAACCTATGTTCAAGCATAATTCTATAGAAATGATCTCTCATTGCCTGAAGGTTTTCTTGCTCCTCTGCTTTTCCACCAGACCATTTCTCACAAGCTTGGGAAAGACCCAAGTGAATGATACGAACTGCTTCTATTGGTAGTTCCAGATGATAATAATCTTCTTCTTCCATTATCCTAGTCCTGCATTAAATCTCATAAACTCTATGGCGTTTTTGATTTGATAAGTTCTATTAGTTATCTGTTTGAGAATACTTTCGATGTATACTAACATCGTATCATAGTAATCTATCTTCAAACATATTGTAGACAATTTTTCATCAGCGTCAAGATACTTTTGCATTGTATCCTTGTCACGAATCTTTTTTGGAAATGGATTTTCTACGTATACATCAGGATCAGCTTTACCACTGAAATATTCATATCTTTCGTGTCTAATATTTTTTCTTTGCTGCTCTGCTTTCTTTCTCATTAGAAAGATAGTGTTGTACATTTCAAAATACTTCGCATGGAGAGTGGGAATATTTGTGGACTCCGTGTGAAGGTTGTCCATGTCAATCTTAGAATCTTTTTCCCACATTCCTTGAAGTGCATCAAGGTCGATCATAAAGGACGATTACGCATATCAACTATATTGTACATAGTATACTTGAAACTTACCTCTGCTGTAAAGTACTCGATATCTGTATCAGTTGCATCAAAAGTAACAGTTGATAAGGAATATGGAAATACATCTTTAAAGAATACTTGAAATTTGGGAACTAAGTTATTGCTGAGGATTTGTAATGTAGCGTCAGAATATATGTTTAATCCTTCATTCTTATATTGTCCACCTACATCACCAGGACCAAGTTTTTGGAGATCAATGATATCTTTTCCAGATTCAGGATATCCTAATCCACGAATCCATTTTTGGATTTCCATGTAGTTACCAAGATCTTCATCGACCAAGAATCGAATCGTCAAATCCCCAAACTGAACTTTGTCTCCTGGGATATCAAGATCTCTTAGATAAGTCGATTGAGTTGCTGTTCCCATATCCATGGATGGGATATTTGCTTGGTTGCAGAAGAAAGCAACTTGAGGACTTCTCTTCAGGAGAAACTTAAATCCTGTTGGGGATAGAAAATTTCTATTCTCAATTTGTCTTGATGAGGTATCGGGCATTATTATTCACTAACAACAGTTGCGCCAGTCCAACCACCATTAGTTCCATCGGTGTTATTCATTTCGCTACTAGGATCACTAGAGTAGATCTTTCTTTCAGAGTAGTCATCAGTCCATCTTCTATTACCAGTATAGTATACATCTACACTAGAATTGATGAGACTTGGTTTCTTGATGTGATAAGGCATTTTTTTTATTTCTCTACATCCTTATTTAGTACTAAAAAAGGGGGTAAAACCCCCCATGCCAGTTATCTTTTTTTGTTTTTAAAGTAATCACTCTCACACTTAAAGTAGATTCGTGTTTGGATAAATTTAGGATCTATGTATTTGGTTGGATTTGGCATGTGTTTGAATTTGTATTTAATAG